TATATTATTTATGATACGTTTTATTCCAATGTTAGGGGTTGGAAAAGGGATATTTACTTCCATATTTTTTGCGATTTCTGCTTTTTGTAATGCTGGATTTGATAATTTAGGTGACAATAGTTTAATCAATTATGCAACAGATCCACTTTTAATGTTTGTTATTTCAGCATTGATTATATTAGGTGGAATTGGTTTTGCAGTATGGTTTGATGTGAAAAATTCTATTTCATGCTACCGCCGTTCCTTACAAAATAAATATCATAAAATGTTTTATAAACGATTACACTATCATACAAAAGTAGTCATTTTATTAACATTAGGAATTTTAGTAACTGGAACACTTTTGACACTTATTACAGAGTGGAATAATCCTGATACAATCGGAAATTTAAATTTTGGACAAAAATTATTAGTTAGTTTCTTTCAAACTGTAACAATGAGAACAGCAGGTTTTGCAAGCATTGATTATACAAATCACGGTGCATCTGATATTCAAGCAGTAGGATTAGTGAGTGATGTATACGGTGCTAACGGCATCATGTATTCTCGTATAGGTATAACGTGGCAGTTACCTCGCGATGGAAAAGTCTCAAATGTAGTCGTGAATTACCGAAACGTAAAAAGCGATACGTGGACATATATCGGAAACTACCCGGCATCCACAAATACTACCACGATATCTGATGTGCTGCTAGGCGCGAACTATGAAGTACGCGTGCAGGCAATTAATGAGTTAGGCCAGCTGACTACTGGCGTGACAAAATCTATAGCCATACCTAAGATGCAGACGCCAGAGGATGTTCAGAATTTACGTGTCCTAAGTCGGTACAATCAAACGGCCGATAAAAGTGTTTACTACGACTTACAAGTGCTATTTGATCCGCCTAGTAATCCTGCCAATTTCGATGTGGCGGAGATTTGGTATCTCTTAAAGTCGAAGAGCGGAAAGCCTGTGCCAGGGCAAGAATGGCAGTACGCTGGCAGTAGTAATAGTCAGGTTATTATCAAATCATTAGGTCCAGGTGAGGAGTATCGAATCAAAGCGATTTCGGTTGACCGATTTGGTAACCGGGCAGAAACAGCTCAAATGGTTGATGTGATAGTCAAACCGATGGATGCGATACCCGATATGCCTAGCAACTTCGGTATTACTTTCGGTAGAAATGCCACCGCATCATGGGATGAGGTGCTGAATGCTGACGTCGACTATTACGAATTACGTACCGATAACAATCCTGGTAAAGATACGAAGGCTTTATTGGCAAGAGTTAAAGGTACATCTGCTGTACTTACCCTATCTAAACGAGCAGATACTGTTTATCTTTATGCTCGCAGCACGTTGGGCAAATACTCGACTGCAGCAACGTACGAGTATAACGTTCCGCAGTTGGCCGCGCCTGAGCTTGTAGTAAAAAGTCAGTTAGGCGGATTCAATCTTTACTTCTCAACTAAGCCCGCACAAGCATATGCAATCAGATGCCACGTGATCGGAGATGAACGCACCGATGATTTTGAAACTACTAGCACCATGCTGACGTATTCGAACTCAGCTGGAATATACCGGATACGTTGCTCATTTGTGGACGTGTTCGGAGATGGACTCGTTAATGAGAAGCAAGTCGTGATTAAGACACAAATTGATGCGAGCTTGCTAGACCTTGAGTCTCTCGGGCTGAATAAAGTCGATGAGCGAATTAAGGAACTTGATAAGAAATTCAATACGAATTCTGAAGAGACCACTAGAAGAATTACGAATTTGGCGTCACATACGGAATCTCGCATTACTGAGTTAGCTGGTAGCATCGATTTACAAATTAAAAAAAGTATTGGCGAGATTGATGGTGGTGAGTTGGTGTCTCGCATTAACCTCAGTCAGTCCGGTGTATACATTGCGGGGAAATTGATTCACATCACTGGAGCGACTAAGTTCGATGATAACGTCATTGTTAATAAGATGATTCAGGCCAATGCAGTTACTGCCGACAAATTACATGTTGATAATTTAGCGGCGGTGTCCGGTACAATCGGGTTACTTCGATCAAGAGAGACCGGTGCTCGTGTTGAGATTCAGGATAATCTTATTACAGGCTTTGATGACGATAACAACCCTCGGATTAAACTTGGATGCTGGTAGGAGGTATTATGGAACCGCATGTATTAGCTTATGATGCTAACGGAAATATCATACTAAATCTCAAGGAAAGGCTTACACGTATCGAGGGGAGGATGTATGTATCTGACATTCCTAATCGACGTCAACAAATTACTGTGAATGGGTTGCTGCCTGGGCAACATGTCTGGGCTGCAGCCATGGGACAGTACTTAGTGGCAGAGGTTAGGGGCAATATCATAACATATTATTTTGCAGTGTCCCAGGATGAATATAATATCAATCGTCAATTTAAAGATCTTACATATGAAGGGTGGTTGGCGTATGGAATTTATTAACATCCAAAATAAAGAAGGCGTCACGATTATAAACGATACCTATGACAATCTAGTATATCTTAGCTTCCCTAAACAAAAAGATGCAGTTCTCTACACCGGGGCAATGAGGGGGATAACGCCAACGGTTCAAATCCCACTCAAACCCATAGCTTACACTCCTATGATGGTGCCTACAAGTAAATTCCAGTATGGATATATTGCAGGGGAGGCTAATGTAATCCAGGTCTTTTATGCCACTAATTACGTATATCATGGTGACGCACCTCTTATAGCAGTATCAGTTCCACAAGGATATGAATTCGCGGCTCAGTGGGTTCATAAACGTCGTGAACGATTAATGGTACTGGTAGTGGATGTGATTAAGCCAGGCGAAAAGGTAACGCAAGCAATGGTTGATGAAGTGAAAGCTGGTATTAAATTCTATTGCTTTGGATACTTCGAGGACGTTGTGGCTAATGCAGATACACCTCGTATTCGATTTGTTGACAAGGTAGGTAGTAGTAAGCCTAATACGGCATTGCAAGTGCTTGGCCGTCACAAGTATTATAAAGTATCCTGGGCAGCAGATTACAATCTGCAGAATGATGTGATATATGATAGCCGCATCAGGTACCTACGCATAATCGATCACTATGCACATGATTGGTATAACCAGTTATCAAACTACGTTCCAGATACTTTTACAGACATGGCCCGTGATCCAAAGTCATATGGCGTCAAGGTTGCAATTATACCCATGTCGGTAATCGATGCATCCGTTTGGGGGCCAAATATTAATAATGGAGATAAAAAGTCACACACGGGGCGAGTGTGGCAAACGTTCAGATTTCACGACGAGAGTACGGTGTCGCTGAAATCGTATCAGTTCATTGATTGGAATACTGTCACCACGTATCCTGTAGGTTGCTCGGGTAAAACCACATCTCAGTATTTGGTAGTCGATGTGACCGGGTACGATAAACAAGGTACGATTCCATTCAATTAAGGGAGATGATAAGTAATGAATGTAAAAGATATAGACCTCAATATTGGCGAGGATTTCGGGATAGTTTACGCGGTCCAAGATGACAATGTGGATTTGACAGGGTTCAAGTCAGTATTCGCCATACGAAAGCGAGCAAGCGGTCCGCTTGTTATTAAAGTGCAAGGGGTAGCATCTGGGAAGATTGCGACATTCAATATTTCCGGAAAGGATACCCTAGAAATCAAGTCCTTTGGTGAGCATGTGTATGATGCTTTTGCATATAAGGAATCGGAGCCTAGCCGATATTACAAGCTGGGCATGGGGGTAGTCAACATAATTCAGGATGTGGCCATGCATGATTAGAGGAGGAATGTATTATGCAAAACGAAGCGTTACCAGTAAGAATTGAAGGTCCGATTAAAGTAGAGGCGGAAGTAAAAGCAACCATGGTAGGCAATAACGGGAAAAGTGCTTATGAAATTGCTTTAGCACATGGATTCGTAGGAACCGAGGCGGAGTGGTTGGAATCCTTAAAAGTGAAGATGCCTAACTTATCAGGCGTTGTTTCAGCACTTCAAGGTAAGAATATCCTTAAGTGGAGCGGTCTCACTGAAGAGAAGGTGGCTAACCTCCGCAGAGCTGGTGAATCGGTTTCTGTTATCCTTCAAGTTGTGAAGAAGGATGACCAAAAGAACGTGGTTCTCTACTTTGAAGTGAAGTGGGCTCCTAAGTCTATCCAAGCTCAACCAGAGGTGGCATTTACTGGTAAGCCTGTTGATAACTGGTGGTATCAAAACCAAAACGTAGCTGCTGAGAAAGAACAACGTATGCACGTTTCTATCGACGGTCAGAATGGCTTCAGCCATGACTTGACGAAGGGCTTCCTTCCCAACTCTGTAAAAGCTCCCGAACTTGACGCTACTAAGTATCCTACAGATATTAAGACTACAGCATCTGCATGGAAGTTCGTAGAACCTCGCGTGAAGCAAGCTAAGGGTACTGATGGTAAGACTTACAAGCTTTCTGTTTCTGAAGACGGTACTAAGTTCCTTGCTCAAGAATCGAAGGATGGTAATGTTGTAGCTAACGCTACTAAGCATGAACTTGCAGTAATCACTCCTGAAGGTGTAATCACTTACCAAAACAACGCTGTTTCTAAGGCGCTCCTCAACTACGCTGGTTACAACGAGCTTAAGGATGGTCAAACCCTCACTGCTCGTGTTGCCTATGTAACTACTGCGTGCGGTGGTAAGAAGGTTCTCAATGTTACTGAGGCTACCAAGATGTACGCTGAGTTCGACGTGAAGTTCATCCGTCCTCTCAATGTAAACTACACTGGACGCGTAGCATTTGGTGACGCTAACCAAGCTAAACAAGAAGCTGAAATCAACTTCGAAGGTGCTATTACAGACTGGCGTAAAGTAGCTAAGCTCTCTGATCTCAAGTCTGCTTATGGTGATTTTGCTGTTGGTTTCGCTCCTGAAGAAGAATGGACCACTAACCTCAATAAGGGTGATCTTGAAACGCAAAAGCTCAAGGATACCTTTGGTAGCACCTATGGCGTAAGCGTTGCTGCTGATCCTGCAGGTACTGACGTTACAACTGGTGAGTTCAAGGGCTACAAGGAATATGCTTTCGGTACTTATCCTAAGCTCAAGTACGAGACGAACACTGCAAACCTCGAGCAGTTCACTATCCGTATCCCTGTTTACGTGAAGTACCACTGGGGTGAAATTAAGTCTCACATCGACGTACTAGTTGGTAAGACTTTGAACCAAGTTAACGCTCGTCGTAAGTAATCTTTGGATTACTGACAGGTAATACATTCAACTGCGAGGAGCGGGCAGTTTCCTGCCTGCTCTTCCTTTTTCTTTTATACCTATGTAATAATCCATGTATCTAGAATTATAATAGTTGAATGTTATAGCAGGAATAAATGTGAATTTTATAAATTATTATCAGCCAGAAAAAGGAAAGCCTTTTGAGGTGGAGCATATTTGGGCTGATAAATTTTCACGCCATCAAGATGAGTTTAGTCAGGAACATGAGTTCAAACAATACCGAAATAGAATTGGCGATTTGGTATTATTACCACGAG